TAGGCGGAGGTAGTCGTGGCCACGTACAAGATCGAGGACGCCGGGGTCGGATTTCTTAAGCGCAAGAACGAGTTCCTGCGTAATGCGACCCTTTTTGTCCAGACGGCCGCGCGGACTTTCCAAGAGCAGGTTGTGGAGGATACGCCGGTCGATACCGGCCGGGCGCGCTCGAACTGGGTGGCGTCGGAAGGGTCTCCCTTCGACGGCGTCATTGAGCCCTACGCTCCGGGTAGCGGCCTCGGCCGCGGTGAGGGCGCCAACAAGGAAGCGGCTATTGCCCAGGCTGAAGGGATTATCCAGGGGTTCGTTGCGCGCGAGGGTGGGGTTCTGTACATCGCTAACAACGTCCCGTACATCGGGTATCTCAACGATCCGTCAACGACGAACAAGCCGTCGCATCAGAGCTACGAGAACTTCATCCAGCTTGCATTGCAGAAGGCCGCGGATGCGGTCGGCGGCAAGCTTGTATTCGTAGGGGGCTAGGACCTTGGCGACTGATCGTTACATCGTCGCGTTCCAGGCCACCGGCCTAAGCGACGTCACCAGCGCCTTTGACAGGCTCACGCAGTCCGTGTCTTCGACTCGAGACATCATGGGCTTTGCGCGTAATGCACTGGTTGCCATCGCCGCCTTGGACGTCATTAAGGGCATTAGCGAGCTTGCGGATGAGTTCACGCGTCTCCAGAACAAGATCACCTATCTGACTCCGACAGTGCAGGGTCAGCAAGCCGTGATGGCGGCGCTCGCTCAGACGGCGTACGAGACCCGTACTGGGCTTGAAGCGACAGGCAACATGTTCTTCCGTGTCACGCAGGCGACGCTTGGCATGCACTTGAGCTTCAGTGATCTCATCGGCGTGACGAAGGAGTTCAACCAGATTGCTAAGATTTCCGGCGTGAGCACGCAGGAACTCAACAACGTCATCAAGGATTTGACCCACGGCTTTGGTCAGGGTGAATTGCAAGGCCGGCAGTTGCGCGCTATCTTGCAGCAAATGCCTATTCTCGCCAACATAATCGGCAAGGAGTTCGGTGTCACCGGTGCGCAATTGTTGCACCTTTCGCAGGCAACTCCGGGCATCATCACTATCGACCGCGTCATTAAGGCATTGAAAGACCATGCTGACGAACTCGGTGTAGCGTTTGGCAAGACTCAGCCTACCATTGCGGACGGCTTCACGAAGCTGCATACGGCTATCGTTTTGTTCATGGGCGGACTGAATCAGACAGTCGGTCTCGGGCAGACGTTCAACGCGATGATTGACGTCATCATCAACCACATAAGCGAGCTTGCATTTGTGCTACTTGGACTGGCGACCATCGCGGCGTTTAACTTCCTTACGTCTCAGATAGTCATGTTTGGGGAGACCCTGGGTGGCGTGCTCGGGTTTGCGGCATCGGGGTTCCTCAATCTCGCCACTATCCTGACATATCCCGCGCGGGCAGTAGGCGGGCTGGCCGTGGTCTTTGCCGAACTCTCCATATCAGTAGGCTCGTTTGTCATTGCAGGCGTTGAGGGCATGGTTGCATTCGGAGCGTCCGTCGCTGCTGGCGCCGGCCGTGCGGTAGTATTGTTCGGCGCGCTTGCAGAGTCGATGGCTCTTGGACTTGTTTCGTTTGGGGAGCTAGCGGCGATGGCCGCAAAGGACATCTGGTCCTTCATGGTACAGGGTATTAAGGGCGTCGTCACTGGCCTCATTGAAATGTCTGTGGCATTTCTGACGAATCCGCTGTTTATCGGTGGCGCTATAATCATCGGTGCGCTGACGGTCGCGTGGATTCTGTTCAAAGACCAAATACTCGCTATCATTCCGTCTATGGATGAAGTGAAGAAGGGGTTCAATGACCTTATGGCTTACGGTGTATCTGCGGTGCAGACGCTTATTGATGATTGGCGCTTGTTTCCAGATGCGCTTGCAGACCTTATGATTCAGGCTGCAAACAGCGCTATTGCAGAGCTTGAGAAATTTGGCAACCTTGCTGGTGATCTCATAAACCATCTTCTGCCAAAGTCGCTAGAGATTCCGAAGATTGATGTGAACGATAACACTATCGACAACACCTTTGCTGGCTCAGCCGATAAGGTGGCTAATACGTTTAATAAGCATCTCGAAGAAAACCTCAAGACCAATTGGGGCCAGAAGATCGTTGATACGACTAAGGGCGCTATGGATCAGCTTCAGTCATTCGTGAAGCCGACATCGAATATTGATTTGAGCAAGATGTTCCCAACTGGCAGCACGGATGCTGCGGCGCTGTCTATCGACAAACTTAAGGGAAAGCTCAAGACGTTGCTCGAGAGTGTGAGCCCTCTCATCAAAGATAGCCTGACGCTTAAGGATGCGGAACTCGCTGTTGCGGCAGGCGCATCGGAGATTGCGAAGGCGGGTCTGACTCAGGAAGAAGTAATGAAGCGTATCGAGCGTTCCGTCTTGGGCGCCGGTAACGCAATCACGGATGCCGACGAGAAGTTGATTCTTTTGAAGAAAGGTCTCGCAGATAAAAGCATCGACCAGAATGAGTTTGACAAACTCTCGAAGTCTATCTATGGATTCGACACCGCAGCCGAACAGGCGAAGGTTAAGCAGGATCTTCTCACGGAAGGATTCAAGAAGGGCGTCGTTGACGTAGATACGTATAATGACGCGTGGCAGAAGCTTCAGGCGACGATGCTTCTGAATGACAATCCTCACGATATGTTCGCAGGAATTCAAGCGGGCCTGCTTGATCTTCAGCAGTCCTACCAGGACGTTGCGAAGGGTATGGCGGACGCTACCAAGAATGCGTTCGATGGCATGACGAATCAGCTTTCCGATTTCATCGTGAAGGGGAAGGCAGACTTCGGTAGCCTTGCGCAGAGCATTGAATCTGACTTGGTTAAAATAGCGCTCAAGGGAGCTATCGAGGCTCCGTTCCTTAACGCCATCAACGGCGCTATGGGCCAGAGCAAAAATTCCACGGGCTCTTTCTTTGGAGACTTGTTCAGTGGTCAGAGCGAAGGAAGCAAGAGTGCCATTGGTGATATCGGGAGCTTGTTCGGTAGTGGATCGAGTGCGACGAGCGCAACCGCTAACTTGACAACGGGCGCAGCATCCGCTAGTGGTGGCGGATGGCTGAGCAGCCTCGGTTCGATGATTGGCAGCGCATTCGCAGACGGCGGAGAGTTTCAGGTCGGCGGCCAGGGTGGTACGGACAGTCAGCTTGTCGCGTTCCGCGCGTCGCCGGATGAAACAGTTAGCGTGAAGAAGCCAGGGCAACAGGGACAAGCACCTCAGAAGACGGAAGTGCATTTGCATGTATATGGTGTTCAGGATGCGGACAGTTTCATGCGCTCGCGCAGTCAGGTCGAGGCGGCTATTGGAGTTGGGATTAACCGTAGCGTGCAGCGGAATACCTCTGCTCGAAGCGGGCAGCGTAATCAGCGCTAGGGAGAACCGCCGTGGCTTTTGACGAGGTACGCCTGCCAGACTGGGTTGAGCGTGGGGCTAAGGGCGGGCCCGGCTTCAACACGACTATCTTCACGCTGAACTCCGGCGATGAGAAGCGCAATCAGAACTGGGCCAAAGCCCGTATGTCCTGGGACATTGGCTATGGTATGTCTTATCTGCATGAGGTAGATCATCCTGAAGCGGAAGCGCTGCTCGAGGACGTGCTGGTGTTCTTCTATGGCCGCCTCGGCAAGGCGCGCGGGTTCCGCTTTAAGGACTGGTCCGACTATCGCATTTCGCCGGCTCAGGCTATCGGCGTAGGAACCGGATCGAACCCGACGTTTCAAATATTCAAGCGCTATACGAGCGGCGGTGTGGACTACGACCGGAAAATTCTGAAGCCTGTACAGGGCACGGTGAAGGTGTACCTGAACAGCGTGCTTAAGACGGAGACGACGGATTACACCATCAACTACACCACAGGGATTATCACGTTCGGTTCCAACCCCGGTGTCGGAGTAGTTGTCAGTGTTTTCGGCGAGTTCGATGTGCCGGTTCGTTTCGACACCGACAAGCTGGATATAACGCTCGAGACTTTCGAGGCCGGGCAGATTACAAGCATACCCTTGATTGAGTTGAAAAACGCTGCATGAAAACGATTAGCTCTCCAATGCTGTCGCATCTCGGCGAAGACTGCACTACGCTTGCGGTCTGCTGGAAAATTGTGCGCCAAGATGGGGTGTCATTCTTTTTCACGCAGCATGACGAGGACATCATTTTTGACGGGGATACGTACATCTCGTCAGCG